AAGAAATCATGATAAATATCCCACAGAACATGAGGCCGTATTGGTCAATCTAGGATATGGAATTGGAAAAGGAAACTATGATGATGCAATGATTACGCTATTCAATGCGCCAAACTATCTGCAGCATTTTGACAAGAAGACTCTTCTTAAAAAACTAGCATACATGGGAATTGATAATAAAAAGTGACAACGGTATAAAAAACATATTGCCACATGGACCAAAGATGCCTTTTCGAAAGAACAGCTGGCAGCATCACCTGCAAATTTTATTCAGCGGTTCAATTGGTTCGTTCACTTTAATGGAATGCTTCGTCAAATCGGAATGAAGACGGATCATCACAAGAAAACTTTTAAAAGAATATTTTATGATGAATATGAGCCTGCTCTAAACTTTCCAGCTGTAGCCAGAGATAAAGACTTTCCTCCAAATTGAAAAAATAAGGCTGATTGAACAAGGGTTGGAAAAATAATAAGCAAGTGATAAGGGAAGAACTATGAGAAAAATAGAATATATTTACGTGCACCATTCGGACTCAGAATGAGGTACGATGAGAGAAATAAACAAATGACATAAAGCAAATGGTTGATCAGGAATCGGCTATCACTTTGTTATTGGAAATGGCATTCCTACATATGATGATCTTAGAAATAATAGATGTTTAGAAGCTGCCGTTGGCAATATTGAATACGGAAGACCGCTTGACCTAGATAAAGAACTTGAAGATGGTGAAATAGGTGCACACGTATATGGCAAGAATTCAAAATCGGTTGGAATCTGTTTAATCCACAAGAACAAACCTTATAGAATTGAAATGCTGATAACATTAGGGACACTGATCAAGGAGCTTATGGTCAAGTTTGATGTACCGCTTGATAACGTTCTTGGACATTATGAATCGGAACCAGCTAAACCTGATTGCCCTGGAATTGATATGGGTAAATTTCGTAGTGACATTATATTTATAAACGACGGCACCTCGGTAATAGGGCCTTTTTCAGTAAGAGATGTGCTAAAAAAGTACATAAAATAGGGAAAACATGATGAAATTAAAGCAATTAATAATCGAATCTGATAGTGATTCACTAATGAAAGAATTAGAGAAGCAATTCAAGAAGCATGACTGGTTCTATGGTTTTTCAGATGACAAAAGATATTATGATTCTGGAAAACAGGAGTGGGAAGAGATCAAAAAGACATTGCAAAAGATTCATGATGCTGGTGGAGCAAAAGAAGCTAGAAAACTATTTGACAAATATACTAAAGGCATGCAATACATGCACTATCCTATAAAATAAGAGGCAGCTATGGCTAAAAAACAAGATTCAACCAGCATGAAGATCATCAAGAAGCTGAACGCTGACAATGATCGAGTAAAAGTATATCAAACCAGCTATAAAAACAAATTCTGGGGAAGCTACCCAGTAGGAAAAGAATTTTATATCGCAGGTGACTCCTGGTATCGAAGAACTGAAAAAGGTATAGAAGAAATTGGAAAGCCTACTACAACATATGTCATTCCAATGTTTTGTCCTAAGTGCAAGTTACCAATCAAATCTGGAGATGATAAGAAAGCATATATGAGAGAGGGACATTGTTTCCTATGTCATATTCATGATAACACCGAAAGGAATGCAAAAAGCTAAGGAAAAGCCATGAAATTAAAAATTAAGAAATCAATGCTGAAAGAAATGATAGATGCTGCTTTAAACGAAGCAAAGCTATCAAATGAACAGAAAGTAGATATTATATATAAGATTAACACAGATTTAAAAAGTGTTCTGATCAAAGCATTCGGTGATGCAGGTCAAAGAACTATGACACCTTATTCAGGTAGATCCATTGGTCCAAATGTGTTACAAATAGACTTGCAAACAGGGTCAGGGCGTGATGGTATTCAGTTCTATATATATAAAGATAAACAATTTAGATCAAAGTTTAAGCTTAAGCACTCAAACCAAATATACCCTCTAATGGAAAAAGCAATTAATAAGTACTTACATGGTAATGAGCACATTGATAGTGTTACATACAAAGACGAAAAAGATCATGCATCAAGAGATTTAACAACACTTAAGTTTAAGATCAATTGGAAAAAATAAATGTCACAATTAGAAACACAAGCTGATTATGAAAACGAAATAGCCAAGTGCGCTGTTGATTACACGTATTGTCTTCTAAATTATGGTGTGATTAGACATCCTCAGCGAGGTAGAATTCCATTTAAAATGTATGATTTTCAGACAGAAACTCTAGTACATGTCATCAATGAAAATAGATTGATTGTTAACAAAGGACGCCAGCTAGGTTTGTCTACATTGCTTGCTGGATATATTGCCTGCGAAATGATTTTTAATCAGGACTATCAGTGTTTAGCTATTGCTAATAAGGGTGAGAATGCTGTCAACTTAATTAAAAAAGTAAAAGTTATGATCAAAGAATTCCCTGAATGAATGAGAGGGAAGCTGATCAAAGATAATGACTATTCAATAGAGCTCGATAATGGATCATTCGCTAAAGCTACAGCCACTTCTGATGAAGCTGGACGTTCTGAAGGTTTATCATTACTTCTATTGGATGAAGCTGCTTTCATTAAGAACATGGATTCTATCTGGACAGCTGCTCACATGACATTAGCTGAAGGTGGAAAATGTATTGCACTATCTACTCCCAATGGTGTTGGAAATTGGTTTCATACTACATTTACAATGGCCGAAACAGGAGAAAATAATTTTAAAGCAATCACACTTCCTTGGTATGTTCATCCAAATAGAGATCAGGCTTGGAGAGACAATGAGAATATTGAAGCCGGAGATAAAAAGACGGCTGCTCAAGAAAATGATTGCTCGTTTATCACATCTGGTGAATCTGTAATTGATGGTGAGCTAATAAAGAAATATGAAGATCGAATCAAGGGAGTCGGAGAATTTGAAGAGTTCGAAAGAGTAGTTCCTCTAGAAGAATCAGGTCCAAACAACAAGCTTTGGGTATGAGAATTTCCTTCACCAAACGGACAATATATTATATCGGCCGATAATGCTACAGCTGGTGGTTCTGATTATTGCGCTGCTCACGTTTGAGATTTAGATACAATGAACCAAGTTGCAGAATTTAAAGATCACATCAATCCAGCAGACTTTGGACACTTCTTATCCAAACTAGGACTCATGTATAATGAGGCATTCCTAGTTATAGAAAATAACTCAATTGGTCTTGCAGCGGTTCAAGCCGTACTTGATGATGAATATGAAAATCTATATTGGACCAAACGAGGATCAGATGATTTTATCGATCCAAAGAATTTTCATCTTATCGATAATGATAAAGATGTCATCCCTGGTTTTTCAACAAACACAAAGACCAGACCCCTAATCATACAAAAATTTCAAGACTATGTAAATAGCGAAGCATGTACAATTAATTCGCTTCGCACAATTAACGAAATGTGAACTTTCATTTGGGAACGTGGAAAAGCACAAGCAAGCAAAGGCAATCATGATGATTTAATCATCTCAATGTCTATAGCTCTATGGGTTAGAGATCATGCACTTAAATTAATCTCATTATCCACTGAGCAGAGTAAGAAAAAGCTGGAATGGCTATTTAAAAAAGAGCAAAAACATGCCGGGCTGTATACCCGTGAAAAACTTATTGAAAACCCATATAGCATGCCAGTCACACCCGATGGTGAACAGTGGAATTATGCACAAGATTTATTTAGAAAATAAGGAATACATAAAATGTCAGAATTAACAAAAGAACAACAATTTTTTCAAAAATTAAATAGACTATTTCAATCGTCTGCAATTATTAAGAAAAAAGGTAAGAAACAGATCATTGTTAAGGATCTAGATCTAAAACAGTCGTTTAAAACAAATATTAGACAAAATACGGTTCACTCAGGAATGTATGTGAACCAATCTACTAATTCTGCATTGAATGTTTTTCGTCCTTCATCAATGATGGATCGTATGGCTCGCTATACTGATTATGAGCTTATGGATCTTGACGGCCTTGCTTCTTCAGTATTGGACATTTATTCAGAAGAATCTCTGACCGATAATGAAGACGGAGATATTTTAAAGATCGTATCAGATGATGAAGACAAAGTAGAACTATTACATAATCTATTCTATGATGTATTGAACATTGACTTCTCACTTCATACGTGGGTTAGAAACATGGTCAAATATGGCGATTTCTTCTTAATGCTAGAAGTTTCTCCTGATTATGGTGTTGTCAATGTCATCCCATTTACAATATATGAAATGGAACGACTTGAAGAACAGACTCAAGAAGGTCAAACGATGACATATTTCACACTCAACGGATCTCAACAAGAGAAGTTTGAGCTATTTGAAATATCACACTTTAGACTACTAACTGACATTGCATTTCTACCTTATGGAAGATCTATTCTGGAACAATCAAGAAAGATCTGGAAAAATCTTAAGATGATGGAAGATGCTATGTTGATCTATAGAATTACAAGAGCTCCAGAACGCCGAATGTTCTATATTGATATTGGAAACTTGAATCCAAATGATGTTGATCAATACATGGAGAAGGTTATCAACAAAATGAAGAAGGCTCCCATGGTTAACTCAACCACAGGTGAGATTGACTTCCATTACAATGTTGATAATATCAGTGAAGATTACTTCTTCCCAACTAGAGGAGCTAACGAGAGCACAAGAGTTGAAACGCTCCCAGGTGGTGCCAATACAGATGCTATCGAAGATATTGAATACCTACAGAACAAGTTGTTTGCAGCTTGGAAGGTTCCAAAATCATTCTTAGGATATGAAGAAGAACTTGGTGAAAAATCCACACTGGCTCAAGAAGATATTAGATTTGCCAGAACAATTTCTAAGATTCAGAGAATCGTTGTTACAGAATTAACAAAGATTGCCATTGCTCACTTATATGCAAATGGATATGAAGATGAAGATCTTGTAGACTTTGAATTAACACTAACCAACCCATCAACAATATCAGAACAGCAAAAGCTTGAATTACTTGAAAAGAAAATTGGCGTTGCTGAATCTGCACTACAGTCGGGACTATATTCTATTCAGTATGTATGGGAAGAGATTCTACATCTTTCTGAAGAAGATATTGAAATGATAAGAGATGGTCAGATTGATGATGCAAAACTGAAACACCGTCTTGCACAGATTGAAGAAGAAGGAAATGATCCAGCAAAAACCAAGCGTACATATGGAGACGATGGTGGTTCTGGTGATGATGATGGTAGCGATGATGATGAAAGAAAGCTTGGCTTTAAATTTGATGAAGACGATGAAGAGCTAGAAGAGCCAGAAGAATCGGAAGAAGATGAAGATGATGAAAATTCATTAGAGCAATTATCTAAAGATGTCAAACCAACTAAATTAAATAAAAGAGTGACCGGATATAAACCAACGCTTCAAGCAGCCGGTAAGCGACCAAAAATAAAACGACATGCAAAAATACTCTCTGAAGGTGATGATGGTATAGATCGATATATTAGTTCGATAGATACGGTTGTTTCAGGACTAAAAGCACGTTTTACGGCCGATAAAGAGAATAAAAAATAGTAGACTTATATTTATTAATATATTGTGTTTTACGGAATAAATACAGGAGACAATAAATGCATAATGCAAATAAGAAGTTAAAACATACAAAGCTAAAGAATACTGGATTGATATTTGAGATGTTAATTCGCCAGATATCTTTTGATGTTTTTAACAATAAGAAAAATAGCAAAGCAAGGGTAATTCTTGAAAAATATTTTTCTAAAGGTACGCGATTACATAATGAGTATTCGTTGTACTCGGCAATACTCGGCTCTCGTAATAGAAGCAAGCCTT